ACGTATTCTTAAGCGTATGAATGCGTATAATCAAATGCATTTAGAAGAACGAAAAGTATATGACCGGCTTCGTCATATTCTTACTTATACATCAAAGCCTAAGGAAAATTTTAAGATTGAGAAAAATGTTAAGATTGCATTTAATTGACCATTTAGGGAGCAAGAAGAAACTTTTGAACTTAAGCCGTTAACCGACTGCTATTGTTCACAGTAGAATGCTCCCTGAATGGTTTGTTATATTTTTATGTTGTCATCAAATCTGGATTTGTTCTTACATGTAGGCGCCCATGTTCTGCTGACCTATGGCAACCTTACCAGGAGCCATTCTGATGCCACCCATCGCCCTTTTTGCATGCATAGCCATCATACCACCACGGCCAGCACCTACAGGGCGCTCAAGGTCATCCTCAGGCGCACGCGCAGGCGCACCAAGAATGTCCTGCTCCGTGAGTACACCCTTGATGATGCGAGAAGAGCCCTTGATGGTCTCGAAGAAACCAGAGCTAATCGGCACCACGTAGATGTTGGGGGTCTGGTTCGCTCCAGTGAAGTTCTGCACACTTACCGTGAACTGTAGCGTGAAGTTGCCTACAAGACCAGGCGCCTGTCCAGACTGGAGAGCAAAGTCACGACCAGGGCGTAGCACTAGAGGACCACCCACCAGACCTACAAGGCCACCAGCAGAAGGAAGACCAGCCGCACCACCAGCTACACTTAGAGGAACTACACCATAACCAGACCATGCAGACCAGTCTAGGTCTACACCATTGTGAACAGACATTCCATATAGCTGCTCCTGCGTCATCGTGGAGAGCAGGCCAGAGAAGTTGTCGAAGTTCATGGAAATCTTGGTAATCGGTAGAGACCAATCACCATTGGTAGAATCAGCATAAGCAGACGGCTTTACGTATACCAGTAGTAGGTCAGGAATATTGGGTAGAGTGATCGTATTGCTTTGAAGGTCAACAGAACTTGATAGCAGGCTGGTAGAAGCAGGCACAAGCGTGGAAGGCGTTGAGATGTAACGAGGGTACTCCATGTAAGGCACAATGCTCTTAGGAGGCAGAGGAACATCCAGAGAAGGCGTTAGGAACTGCACCGCTAGAGACGGCTGGTTCGCCCATAGTCCACCCTTTGCCGCAGTCGTCGACCAAGCAGCAGACGTTACAGCAAATGACGTGTAAACAGTGGCTCCAGCAGAACTCGTGGTTGAGAGACCAGGTGCTACACGGAAAGCACGAGAAGGAGAAGGAGCAATATTCATCTGCACTTGGAAATTCTGAACACCAAAGAGACCAGTGCTGAGCTCATCCTGGTCAGCAAAGATGAACGGAGGCAGTAGAAGCTTCTCTACGGAATAAACTACTACGAAGAAAGTTAGAACCTGACCAGCAGCAATAGTCGCATTCGCATAAGGCTGGCCATTTAGGTAAGAAACAGCCGCATTTCCACCAGCTAGAGGACCACCAGTGGTCGTAGGCGTGGCACCAGTTGCATCCGTAGCAAAGTAGAAACCATTAAAGCCACCATTAGGCACTTCATCAGAAGTCTTAGTCTCACTCCAAAGACGAAGAGGAGAATTCGGTACTACACGAGAATCAGGGTACTTGGCATAATTATCCAACATCGTAGGGCAAGTGCGCTGGCGACGAGCATCCGCCATGTCCGCTAGACGAAGCACCTGAGGAAGAACATCCTGCGTGTTCACAGTTACAGTTGCATCGTTAATCGTGGCAGACATCTGGGTCACAGCCTGGTGAAGAGGGAAGGCCGCAGGCGCAATTAGACTAGAAAGAGAAGAACCCTGCGCAATCGTGCCACCAGAAGTAGTTAGAGAAATAGTTGCTACTAGAGCACCCTGCCACTGCACAGCACGGTCTACGAATACGTTCTCGGACGGCACCTGTACGTTGAACTGAACAGAGGAAGCATCAGCCGTCTGCGCCTGCACTGACACGTTCGTTAGAGAGGCCGCACCCTTCTCGACAGCATACTTAGGCTTTGTCTGGATGATGCGAGGGTCGAATACGGAATACTTCGAAACTTCACTTGCCATTCTGTTTTGTTATTAAGAAAACAATTTTTTTGAAGAAGAAACGACGATTATAGGGCGAGCTTCTTTTTGAAAAGCAAACGGAATGACATCGATGCTTGGTTGGGAATTGTTAGACGAATCAAAGAATTCGTTAAGCGGTTGCGCCAATATACTTGCAAATCAATATTTGAAATTCCTTCTTGACTACGGTCTAGAGATGAAAATGTTAGAGTCTGGGGCTGGTATACCAAAGACGTTCGCCAATCGTCTGCATCCAAGTCACCAATAGGAGTCTCAAGCAAGACCTTACCAAAGGCTCCACCAGAAGGAATAATTCCATTCGTTCCAGAACCAAGCACAATAGGGTTTGCTGTGAACTCGTTACGGACAGGAACTGAGGTCGTACCAAGAACTATAGATGCAATAGGTGACCAAATACTTCCAGTGCTTGTATAATCCTGCTTGAGCCTGACAAAGAAAGCACCAGGAATGGCTGCTCCAGTAAAAGGATTTGCCAACTGAACAATAGATGACTTAGGAAGGCTTTTTAGTGTCTCACCAATAGGAGTTCCAGTTGCTTTAGGAGCAGCAGCTAGCAAATTAATTTGTAGTCCTGTGTCAATCACAGCTTCAGGCAAGGCTGGTCCTGATGGTCCCCATGTTTGACCACTTCCATAAAAAATAGAAGGGAAGTTTGAAAGCAGAAGTTCCAAGCAAGTATTCATTCCAACAAAGGAATATTCTCCATTTTGGTAAGTTGCTCCTGCAGGGTTTGTAAGAGCAAAAGCAGCCGTAGAAAAGGGAGCAGGAAGAGCAGTTCCTACAGGAGTTATAGAGGTATTCGAATCCTGATTTAAAGCAAATATTCCAGTTGTCTCATCATATTCAAAGAAAGGGCATTGCGTTCCTCCTGTACCTACTGAAGCTGCCCATGCCGTATTTAGTGCCTTATTCACTAATGTAATAAAATGTGAATACGTGTAGCAATAGTAGTATTCAGACTGAACCTGAGGTGTTGTTGCTGCAGGAGTTGGGATGAATGTAGCCTGATTCTCAGGGACCCATACAACAGGTGTAGTTGTAATCCCATAAGTTGTTCCATCATATACAGCAACTGTTACACTATAAATAGTCTGTGAGTTAGAGCCTGCTGCCATCTGAGGAATGAACAAAGGAAGGTTCTTTTGGCATCCATCTAGACTAAAGCTCTGAACTGATACTTCATACTTTGAAGCATCATTAATTAGAGACGTTTGACGTTGGTCTTCAAACTCAATGTCAGGGTCAGCTTCTGACTGTGTTGTCACAAGCGAGTTGTTAATGATTGTTGCATTGTAATACACACGGTCAGGGTCTGCTCGGCTTCCATCAATGTCAATTTTAACAAAGCTCATTTATTACTCAACACTAAATTTTTTATGGATTACTTACCAATCAGATTAAAGGTAAAAGCACTAACAAAAGTATCAGGCGTCAATCCTGTTGATTCCACAAGCTTAATATAATCAGGCAAATGTAAGTTCTTGAAATATAATCTTGTTGTGCAATGCCTTCCGCAAGTATTCATATTCATTTTGTCTTTCTGAAATGGGTATGCATTCGATTTGACTTCATAATTACTTGCGTTTAATAACTGTGTCAATTTTTTAGTTGATTGACCCAACTCCTTTAATTGTTGCTTAGTCAACCATGCTGATTCACCATCAGGCTTATAGTTGCCATAAGGGTCGAAATATTCTATAATGTTAGTGTCTCTATAATTCAATAAGCATACCCAATGACCTGTAAATTGATTCTCTGTTAGGTATAGAAGCATAAGTCTTCCCTTGTCATCTAATACATCATCAATTGTTCTTGCATGTAATAGGTCAGGGTATGAAATAATCTTTAGTGTTGGAATCATCTTTTGGATGTCTGACTCACTTAATGAATATGACTCAACATCAGGCATTTTCTTTTTCATTTTTAATGCTTCTGCTTGTTGAACTGCTCGCTGCAATTCAACAGGTTTGCGTGAGAAAGGAACACCATTCAATTCAGTTCTGTAACCTTTTTTACCTCCAAGCGTATACGGTCTAATCAAGGGTTCCATTTAATTTAAGGTTCGAAACAAATCCAGAATTGGTGACATGTCATAAGGCAAGCATAGACTGTGCAAGACTATGTTTGACTTTGATTGGTTTGGTTATTGATTATAGTATGTCATCAAATCTGGATTTGTGTTAAAAGTATTTCCTGCCACGACGACGACCAAGACCAACTGCTGCATCAAACCCAGCAAGGTCAGCATAGGGTTCCTCAACAGGTTCAGGAGGAGGGAATAGAGGAGCAGCCTGACGAGGTTGTCCAAGTTCTACAGGAGCAGGCCTGAATTCAACTCCTCGTTCTGCAGGATTGAAAGCCGCGAGCTGGCTACCAATTAGACGAGACTGAAGTTGGCTCATTACCTGCTCACGAGCAGACAAGGGTTCATTAATTACACGAGCAATTTCTCTTACTGCTGCATCCAGAACTTTCAGACTTTCCTGAATTGTGGCGAGTTTGAAATATTTCTTAGTGTCCAGTTCTCCACCCATTTCAGGGGCTGCTAGTTGAAGATTGGCTGCACTATATGACCGGGCCGTAACAATCATGTTACCAATAGCCTGAGCATATTTGGTTAGCTGAGAAGGAGAAATGGTTGCTCCAACCTTAATTAGAGATTGTAGAAGTCTATTAATAGAATCATTTAGACCACTGGAGAATGACCCAGTTGTAATAGCAGTAAATGCTGCTTGAAGCAAAGAGTCAATCTCTCCATAAGGAGTGACCTCAAGTTGCCGAGGAGGCCTAGGAGAGAACTGACCACTAGCAAGTTCTCCGTATTCCTGTGCACGTTCCTTTAGACGTTTGGCAAGCCACTCCTGACCTTCCTTTGTCGTGATTACACCGCCACGCAGTCCGGCAGATGTCGTGTATTCCATAGAAGAACCACGGAAAACACCATTTGGAACAGCCGAACGAGATGCTGGTCTGACATAACGCTGAGACCGCGCATTCATCTCGCCATGACCAAGCATACCACTTTCCTTCTTCTTGTTCACACGAAGACGCTCGTGAACCATGCGGCGTTCATGGTCAGCAAACAGAGCATGAGCTTCGCTTTCACCACCAGGAAGCAAATCAAGGCTACGTAGAGGAGCCGGCTTTAGAGGTTGCATACCCTTACGATTCATGTGGTATGCCTCATCAGGAAAAATCCATGGCATTGCTGGCGTAGATTGGAAAGTCGGCATTTGTTTATTATTATGGATTTAAATTCTTTAATACAAACCATTGTCCTTCACATACTTTGAAGCCTGAGGAAGAGAC